TAAATGTTGAAGCCGCCCAATCTGGCATAACATCATTAGGAACATTAACTGGTCTTGAAGTCCTCCAACCAAATACTTCTGCTAGTTTATTAGTAGGTGAATACAATGTTGGATTTGACATAGCTGGGGTTGATACCTTCCAAATTACAGGTTCAGGACTTATAATTTCCGGANCTGGAATGGATCAAAATCACCATAACATGTTAAAGATTGGTGATGTAGAATTAATAGATTTAAATACAGTGGGTTCTGTTAATGAATTTTTAATTCATAATGTTAATTCCTTTAAAATTACAAGTGGTAGTGATGGAGGAGATATAGCAAATGACGATGGTAGATTACTTGAACATAATGGTACTGATTTTAAAATATATAGAAATAATGCGGCCGTAATAACCTCTGATACAAATGGTGACATTACTCTTAATGGTAATAATATATCATTTGTACCTACAGGAGATACACTTTTTAAAGCATTGAATGCTACCCCTAACTCTAATAGCCACCTTATATATACTACTGCAAATCCAAGCTCAAGTCCCCAAACCGCAAAATCAACAGCACTTAATACTTTATTCCCTTACTTAGGTGGTGCTATAACAGCATCTGATGTTAGTGCAAGTGGTAATGTTTATGCTACAGACTATTTTGACAATGGCACAAACATTTCATCAATCTATCAAGCTACTTTAACCTTTGGTAAATCAAGTGGCAACGCTTTAAAATCAGAGGAAGCATTAACTACTAATGATATTTTACTAGCGGGAAGTACTAACATTAAAGGAAGGACATATGCAGAATTAAAATCCGATCTTTCCCTTAATAATGTAGAAAACACAGCCTTGTCTACCTACACAGGTAATGGTGGTGCTCTAGACAACCAATACATTACAAATGGTGCAGGTTATACCACAAACACGGGTACAGTAGATACAACAGGTACAGTAAATGCTAATGAATTTGCTAGATTTGATGATTCTAATACATTAGAGGCTTTAACTGTAGCTGAAACAAAAACAGCTTTATCACTTAATAATGTTGAAAACACCGCAATATCAACTTTTGCGGGCAGTTCAAATATTACAACAGTAGGCACCTTAGGTTCATTAACCACCACAGGTGATATTAGTGGTAATGGATCTACTTTAAAAGTAAGTGAAATAGATACATCTGCAGGTTCTGCAGGTTCCGCAGGAGCAAAAGGAATTAATGCTGAAACTGTTACTTTTTATAGTGACACAGTTATAGCAGGTTATGTATATTATTTGGGGGCAAGTGCATGGGCTTCTTCGGATGCCGATGCTGTATCAACTTCTAAAGGATTTATGGGAGTTGCAACTTCAACAAATTCTAACACAGGTATGGTAATACGTGGTATTGTTTACATGGGAGCCGACCCAGGGGGGTCAGTTGGAGATGTAGTTTATTTATCAACAGCCACAGGAAGGCTAACCACAGATATTAGTGGATTTACAACAGGTGATGTAGTTAGAATAATGGGGTATAAAGTAGGCACAAACTTAGTATTTTTCGATCCATCAAAGGATTGGATAGAATTAGATTCATAATGGGACAAATTTCAGGAGTATCAACAGCAGATTTAAATAATGTAGATGGATTTTTCACTACGCAAGGTGGTGGTGGTGGCACTCCTACAGCAACCCCCCAAACCGCTAGTATAGCAGCAACCCAATATACAAACCAAACACTAACTATATCAAATACCGCTTCATATACCGATGGAGGTGTAAATTTAGCTGTATTTTGTGAAATTAAATCTGGTAGTGTTTTAGTAATCCCTAATACATCCATGTCTTATGACCAAACAAATGGGAAATTAACATGGGTAGATGAGGGAACTGAAGGTACCCGTACATTCTCCCTTAAGGTACAAGACTTTGGATATGCATCAAGTTCACAAATAACAGGCACATATACTAGAGGGAATGACGCAAGAACTTATTGGAGATACCATTTACATGGAACAGGTGGCCACACGTATACTAAAGACCTAAGATTTTACGATGATGTATACAGTAATAGAGCTAGTGCAAATGAATATCCTCCAAACATGACTGCTAATAATGCACCTTCTCCATATGTAGCTGACGCTAATTATGCATTTCAGGGTATTAATAGTACTTATGCGCCCTTCAAAGCATTTGATTCCGATGCGAATACAGGTTGGTGGAACTTAGGTACTCACACTAATCAGTATAATGATTATCTTACACTTTATGTTGGAACTACCCCAATAACAGTATTAAGTGCGGGAATAAGACTTAACTCTAGTTATAATGGGGGATCTGATTTAACTATTTCTATAGAAGGAGCTAATAGTGAAGATTTTACTCAAGATTACCTTATATTAGTTAGTAGCCAATCAAAATCAACATCAACAGATCAACTTGACATAACAATTTAAATATAAAAATGGAAGAACAATGTAAACTTATCATCTTATCATACGCAGATGAACAAATGCAGCGTAATGCTGCTTTAACAGGAGAAAATAAAGTATGGGTTAATACTGTACTTACATTAATACGGGATGAATACCATAATCAAGTTAATAGTGGTGCTACTGAATTTATTCTCCCAAGTAGTATATCTAATCAATTAGACTCTACAAAGCCCTATTAAATCTTTTGGTTCTTTAAAAATTACTACATACGTATATCCAAACATACAAAATTAAAAAGTTATGGCTGTTAAAAAATCAAAAACTTCAAAACTTGCAACTGAAGAAGTTGTAGAACTTAATGAACTTCGTACTAAAACAAGTGAACTTACTTTCCAAAGAGGACAAATGGGTATTGCTGAAGACAATATTAAAAGGCAATTAAATCAACTTGCTGAGCAATTTAATGAATTATATACTAAAGAAAATGAAATTTCATCAAAATTGTTCGAAAAATATGGTAAAGGTTCTGTTAATTTAGAAGAGGGTACTTTTACGGTTGAAGAATAATTCTTTTATTAAGGTTTAATATTTTTCTAGATATTTATTATTAGCTTTCACTTTGTTCATGTTTTGACAAAGGAACCCATATTTATATACAACACAAATAATCTAGAAGATAATGGCCGAACAAATAGTATCACCGGGAGTATTTCAAAGAGAAACCGACCAGTCATTTATAACACCTGCTCCCGTAGAAGTAGGTGCTGCAATCGTTGGTCCAACAGTAAAAGGACCCATTGAACAACCAACTGTAGTCACTTCATTTGCTGACTACAAAGACAAATTTGGAACAACCTTTGTTTCTGGTTCTGATAATTTAGAATTTTTTACTTCTATTGCAGTACAAAAGTATTTTGCTAATGGAGGTAATAGCATGTTAGTTACTAGAGTAGTTTCAGGTTCTGGAACTGCATGGGACTATGCAACAAGTACGAACATAAGTTCAAATCAAGGGGCATCTTCAGGATTTGCTAGTGGCTCATTAGTATTTGTTAATAATTTCTTCCAAGACGAAGGAGATGAATTACAAGTAACTGTTGGCAGTACTGAATTTAGATTCATTGCTTCAGACCCCAATGAAATTCCTGCAGATAACTCACCTTTATTCTTTGTTTCTACTGGTTCAAATAATGCAACATCAATTGATAACTTAGTATCTAAAATTGGTACTTCAAATGCATTAGGTGCTGGAATCACAGTTAATGATGGCACAACATTCTTAGGAATATCAGCTTCTAATGCGGGTACAGTTGGTAATTTAATTACTATAGAAACTGGTTCTGGTGGTAGCATTTCAACAGATGTATTAACCTTATCAGGTGGTACTGATGGTGCAGGAAATATAACATTTACTTTAAAAACTTTAGGTGAAGGTATTGTTCTTAATAACTCAACAGGTGCTACAGATGCTGGTGCTCAATATTCAGATGGATCATTACAATCAGGATCTAAAGATAACTTAAGATATGAAATTAGTGGGGTAAACACCAATACAGGAACATTTAATGTTTCTATTAGAAGGGGTGATGATAACACTAACAACAAAATTATTTTAGAAACATTTATAGGATGTAGTTTAGACCCTAAATCAGATAACTATATAGCAAAAGTAATTGGTGATCAATACACTTCAGCAACTGAATATGAAGGCCAAACTGTTGTTAGAGTTAACGGTGATTATCCAAATAGATCTAGATTTGTAAGAGTATCATCTGTAACTCTACAAACACCTGATTATTTGCGTGTAGATGGAGAAGTCGGATCCGACTCTAATGGAGTATCTTACTCACAACGTTTACCAAATGTACAAAGTGGATCCTTCCACGGTGCTACTGGTACTAATATCCCTGCGAGTGAAGCATTATTAACTTTTGAAAATATTTCTCCTACTAATTCTCAAGGATTAGTAGCTAGTGATTACACAACAACTTTAAATATCCTTAAAAACGCAGACGAATACAGATTTGCTACTATTACTATCCCTGGAATGTATGATCAGAACTATGCAAGTGCTGTAGCTTCATGTATTGAATTATGTGAAGGAAGAGGAGACACATTCTTTATTACAGATTTAGTAGCTTACAATGCTTCTATAAGTGATGTAACAACAGAATCAGGAACTTTAAATACTAATTTTGCTGGTACTTACTGGCCTTGGGTTCAAGTTCCATCTACTGAATTAAGTAGAAACGTTTGGGTTCCTGCTTCAACAGTAATGCAGGGTGTATATGCAGCAAATGACAGAATAGCAGCTCCATGGTTTGCACCAGCAGGCTTAAATAGAGGTGGATTACCTGTAGTAAGAACTGAATTTAAACTAACCCAAGCATTAAGAGATACTTTATATGATAATAGAGTAAACCCACTTGCAACTTTCCCTAAAGTTGGACCTGTTGCTTATGGGCAAAAAACATTACAGAAAAAAGCAAGTGCTTTAGATCGTATTAATGTTAGAAGATTATTAATTTCCCTTAAAAACTTTATAGGTGACACTTCTAAAAATTTAGTATTTGAACAAAATACAACTGTAACAAGAAATAAATTCTTAAACGCAGTTAACCCATTTTTAGAATCAGTACAGCAGAGACAAGGTTTATATGCCTTTAGAGTTGTTATGGATGAAACTAATAACACCGCTGAAGCAATTGATAGAAACCAATTAGTTGGTCAGATATTTATCCAACCCACTAAAACTGCTGAATTTATAGTCTTAGACTACACTATCCAACCAACAGGTGCAACATTTAACGACTAAAAATTTAGCTTTAATATATTTATAACAAAACAACACGACAATGGCAATATTAAGTTCAGCAGATATGTTCTATACAGCTTACGAACCTAAGCTGCAAAATAGATTTATATTTTACATCGATGGTATACCCGCTTATCTCATTAAAACCGCAGATAAACCAAAGTATACCGCAGAAGAAGTGGTTCTCGACCATATCAATGTAAAAAGAAAAGTAAAGGGTAAATCCGATTGGTCTCCAATTACTTGTACATTATACGATCCTGTAACACCTTCAGGAGCACAAGCAGTGATGGAATGGGTTCGTTTACATCACGAGTCAGTAACTGGTAGAGATGGATATTCTGATTTTTATAAAAAAGATATTAGATTTAATACTTTAGGACCTGTTGGTGATGTTGTTGAAGAATGGATCTGTAAGGGTGCTTATGTTACTAATGCAGAATTTGGATCAGGTGACTGGACTTCATCTACCCCAATGGAAATAAGCTTAACAATTGCTATGGATTATGCAATCTTAAATTACTAAGATTTTTAACATAAATAAATTAAGAGGTGCGCAAGCACCTCTTTTTTTTACATATGTATATGCAAACATATAATAAGTTATAATATGGAAGAAAATAAATCAATGTTTCCAACCGAGGAAGTAACATTACCCTCAAAAGGATTAATTTATCCCCAAGATAATCCATTAGCTAAAGGTACACTCGAAATGAAGTACATGACTGCTAAAGAAGAAGACATTTTAACTAATGAAAGTTATATTAAAAATGGTACTGTAATAGATAAGTTATTACAATCTTTAATTGTCACACCAATTAATTATAATGATTTAGTAGTAGGTGATAAAAACGCAATTATGATCGCAGCTCGTGTTTTAGGTTATGGTAAAGATTACACCTTTACTTTAGGAGATGAAGAATTTACTGTAGACCTAACAGAAGTAGATGATAAAGAATTAAAAGAAGAACATTTATTAGAAAAAGGTAAAAATGAGTTTGAATTTACTCTTCCTACTATCAATAAGTCTATTACTTTTAAAATTTTAACTCATGCTGATGAGAAAAAAATTGACACTGAAGTTAAAGGTCTTAAAAAAATTAATAAAAATAATTCTACTGAATATAGTACTAGATTAAAACATATGATACTTTCTATAGAAGGTGATTATGAACGTAAAACTATTCGTCAGTTCGTAGATACTAATTTATTAGCTAGAGATGCAAGAGCTTTAAGGGAATACATCAAAGAAATCCAGCCTGATGTAAATTTAACCTTTGATCTTGAAAATGAAGCTGGAAGCGTAAAAGGAGACGTAAAGATCCCAATTGGGATCACGTTTTTTTGGCCTGACACCGAATTATAAATTTCAACTTTACGACGAAATCCATGATTTAGTATATTATGGAAATGGAGGCTTTTTGCATTCTGAAGTATATAATATGCCTATTCATATTAGAAGATTTCATATTAGAAAAATTAATGATCTTCATGAAAAACATAATGAAGAACACAAAAAAGCCTTACAAACCTCTAATCGCACAGCCCAAAATATCCCAAAAATGCCTAATATACCAAAAAACTTAAAATCTTAATATTTATATTAGACATAATTCTATTCCATGGCTACAGATAATGTAAATGATCTTAATAATTCAGCAGAAAATATTAGAGAAGCTTTTGCTGAAATTAGTAATCTTGTTGATGAGTTAAATAAAAATTTAACTCAAACTGTTAATTTAACACAAAACGTTAATAATAATCTTTCACGCAGTACTGACCAAACTAAAGAACAGGTTAGAGAAGAAGCTACACGAGAAAGTATTCAAAAAAGAATGCAAAGTTTATCTAATGATGAACTAAAAGCTCTTAAAGAAGGGCTAAAAACAGGTAAAGGCCTTACTAAAGAATTAGCAGCTAAAGTAGGATTAGAAGGTAAAGCAGGAACATTAGCAGGAACTGCGGCTAAAATGAAAGCCCAATCATTAGGTTTAACAGAAAAACAAGTTAAACGGCAAATTTTGCTTAATGAAGCCCAAGCAGTTTCTAATAAATTACAAGGATTATCTAATAGAATATTAGATGAATTTGTTAAACAATTATTGGCTGCTGATAAAGAAACTACTCAAATAGCTAGAAACTTAAACTTATCTAAAGAAGAAGCTGTAGATTTAAAGCAAGAATTTGCTGTAGCTGCCCTACAATCAGGCGATATAGCAGTTAATTCAATTAGAATGGCTAAGGCTATGGGCACATTAAACGAACAGTTAGGAACAGCTGTTAGATTTAATGACGAAATGTTAATGACTACTTCTAAGTTAACAGATGTAGTTGGTTTATCCGCAGAAGCAGCAGGTAGTTTAGCATTTCAAGCCCAAATATCAGGTAATAGTTTAAGAGAAGTAGAAGAAAATGCTTTAGGAGCTTCATATGAATTACAACAAGGAGCAGGTATAGCTCTTAACATGAAAGGTATCCTTGAAGCCACAGGTAAAGTTTCAGGACAATTAAGAGCCCAATTAAATGGAAATCCTGAAATAATAGCTAAAGCCGTTACACAAGCTAAATTATTAGGAGCAGAAATAAATGATATAGCAAATGCTAGTAAACAATTATTAGATTTTGAAAATAGTATAGAAGCAGAATTAGAAGCAGAATTATTAACAGGCAAACAACTTAACCTTGAGCGTGCTAGGGCAGCAGCATTAGCTGGTGATCAAGCTACAGTAGCTGAAGAGTTAGCCAAAAATATGGGTACATTTGGTGATTTTACTAAAATGAATACCTTACAGCAAGACGCTTTAGCCAAATCTATGGGTATGAGTTCAGATGCCTTATCAGATATGCTTTTTAAGCAAGAAACTATGGGTATGAATGCCGAACAGCTTAGAGCAGTTGGTAAAGGTGAGTTAGCAGACAGGTTAGAACAATTAGATACCCAAGAAAGATTACAACTTGCCCAAGAAAAATTCCAAGCTACTTTAGGTGATATAGCAACAGCCTTTATACCCTTTATGGATATGGTTTCTGGAGTAGCAGCTGCATTTGCTTCAATGCCTGGGGTTATGGGGGCTTTATTAGGAATAATAGGAACATTAGTAGTAGCTCAAAAAGTATTAGCAGCTATATCTATGGTAACTGCTGTAGCTAAAATATTTGGAGAAAATGCTAAAGCAGGGCCCATAGTAGGTACTATAGCAGCATTAGCAGGAGTTGCAGCATTATTTGGTGCTGTAGCCATGTCTAAACAAAAAGTTAGAGATGGTATAGCACCTGCAAGTAAAGGCCCATTTACAATCACTGACAATTATGGTGGAATGGCAACAACTACCCCTGGTGATAATCTACAAGTTGGTCCTAAAGTAGGTGCTAAATCCTCTCCAACACCTATAGTAATCCAAAATAATTGGGATGCTTTTGCTGCATCAAATGGTAATGGTAGACGAGGATTAGGAGGAACCCAAGAAATGCAGGCAAGTCCTACATTTGCTTAATATTTATAACAAAACAATAATACAATGGCACTTAAAGATTTAAAATCAATTCATGACTTAGTACAAGGAGAAGGTCCTGTAGGAGAAATGGCTAATCAATCAGGCCCTAATTTTCCTGTAGTTGGTCCTGATGTAACTAAAGGAGCATATCCTTTTAGCATCCCTAATAATTCTCAACTTCACGGTGGCCCTTTAGAAAATCAAGCAGGAAGATCATTAGTAGGCCCCGCTTACCAATATGCTTATGGCAGTGCAGCAGCAGCTGTAAATCCCTCTACTATGGATTTAGATGGGATTACTCCAGATAAGTATATAGACATTCTTCCTGATTAATGATTCATGGCGATAGCTCTAAAAAATCTCCTCTTACTCGCCGAAGAAAATAATTCAATCACGGTTAATCACCCTGATGGGACAACTTCTACCCTTCCTTTTGAGCAAAGATCATTAGGGTATGGAGAGGGTGCTGGAAAATTTCAATTTGATACCCAACCTCCTTTTATAATTAAAGATTTACCAAAAGTTGAAGAAACAACTAATGGAAGATTAGATTTAGTAGGAGAAATTACTGATAATTTTGTAAGGGGAGGAGCAGTAACTTTAGCTACAAGAGCTGTTGAGGATGTAGTAAGGTTAGGAAAATTATTATTATCACCTAATGGTTTAGCTTGGGCAGGAGCACAAGTAGCTTTAGCAGCAACTAACCCTAAAGGTCCTATTTTACCTATAAAAC